TGAACAAATACGAACAATTGATTGATCTCATTATTAATGAGAGTGAAGATGAAGCTCGCAAATTATTCCATAGTATCGTTGTTGAGAAGTCACGCGAAATCTACGAAAGTCTAATCGACGAAGAAGACTTTGATGAGGGTTTTGGTCATGACAAACACGACGAAGTCACAAGCCTAGTTGACGAAATTGACATGGACGAAGACATGAGTGCTATGCATGAAGAAGAAGAATTTGACATGGATAGCGAAGATATGCCCGTCGATGATGAAATGGGCGATGACGAATTTGACATGGGTGACGACGGTGCAGGCGAAGAGGAACTTGAAGATCGCGTTGTTGATCTCGAAGATGCACTTGACGAGCTCAAGGCCGAATTTGATCGTCTAATGGCCGACGAAGCTGGCGAAGAAGAGCATAGTGATGACGAAATGGGCATGGACAGCGAAGAAGATGAAGAAGAGGAAGAGGAACTTGCTGAAAACTTCACCCGTAACAAGCGTGTTGTTAGAGAGTATGTGACTCCAGTCAAGCACGACTTCCAGTCACAGCGTGGCGAGTCTGGTCAAATGGCTGGTACAGGCGCCCACAGCGAAAAGCAAGGCGGTCGTAACAAGACCAGTGTTGTAGCTAAACCAAACAAAATGGGCGGAACAGCAGTTACATCTAAAGGCGGTAACCAAGACCAAGACGGCGGCAAGCCAGTCAAGGCCAGCAACGAATATACCAAAGGCGAAGGCAATTTGCCCGGTTCTGGTAAGTTTGCTAATGTAGCCGGTAAAGACGCTGGACATAGTGCTTATTCAAACAAAGCCAGTGTTGCTAGCCCCAAGCAAGGTGAGACCAACACCAAGAGCCCACTGGGTCGCAAGTAAGCACACTGGAGCAATAAGGTACAATAATGTTAAAAAACAAAACACTATTGCAAGAATACATTGCTCCCAGTGTAGCTGGCCACATCGTTGAAAGTGTAGACAGCCCTGATGGTAAAGGCCGAGACCTTTACCTCAAGGGCATTTGCATTCAAGGTGGTGTTAAAAATCACAATCAAAGAATTTATCCAGTTGATCAAATCGCCCGTGCTGTAGAAACTATCAAAACCACTGTTAGAGATCACGGTGGAGTATGTGGCGAAGTTGATCATCCGGATGATTTAAAAATTAACCTAGACCGTGTGAGCCATATGATCACAGACATGTGGATGGATGGAGCCAACGGTTATGGTAAAATGAAAATTATTCCTACCCCAATGGGTAACCTAATAAGAACTATGCTAGAAAGTGGTGTGAAATTGGGTGTAAGCTCGCGTGGGTCGGGTAATGTAAATGAGTCTAACGGACACGTTAGCGATTTTGAAATGGTTACTGTAGATATTGTCGCTCAACCAAGTGCTCCAAATGCATACCCCAAAGCCATATACGAGGGATTGCTCAACATGCGATACGGGCATAGAGCACTAGACATGAGTCGAGAATTGCAGAGTGACCCCGCAATACAAAAACACTTGAAAAAAGCTGTGTTGGCTTTGATCAGTGACCTAAAAATTTAACCAGGAGAAAACACAATGTTTGAAGCTATCAAAACGTTGGTTGAAAGCGGAGTATTAAATAGCGATACTCAGCAGGCTCTGCAGGAAGCGTGGGACAACAAACTTGTTGAAGCTCGTGAACAAGTCCGTGCAGAACTTCGCGAAGAATTTGCTAGAAAATATGCTGCTGACAAAAGCGTAATGGTTGAAGCTTTAGACCGTATGGTTACAGAAAATCTTCAACGTGAAATCAGCGAATTCGCTGAAGATCGTGATGCACTTCGTAAGGATCGTGTAGAGCTTGGGCGTAAAATCGCCGAAGCTGCAGAAGCAACCTCCCGCTTTCTAGCTACCCAGCTCAAGCAGGAAATTGTAGAACTACGCGAGGATCGCAAGCGTTATACCAACAATGTAAAAATGTTAGAGTCTTTCGTACAAGATCGTCTATATGAAGAAATCCAAGAATTTTCACAGGACAAACGTGCTCTAGTCGAAGCCAAAGTAAAATTGGTTACCGAAGCTAAGAGTCAACTAAATCGAGTTAAAACTCAATTTGTTGCAAAGAGTGCACGTCTAGTGAAAGAATCTGTTGCCAACCATCTAAGTGCTGAACTAACCCAATTGAAAGAAGACGTACAACTGGCAAGAGAAAACATGTTTGGGCGCAGACTGTTTGAAGCTTTTGCAACTGAGTTTGCTGCAACTCATTTAAATGAGAACAAGGAAATTGCAAAACTTAATCACCAGCTAGCCGAGAGTCGTCAGCAACTAGCCCAGCGCAAGCAGCTAGTTGAAAACGCTCAACGTGATCTAAAGATTATTACTGAACGAACACAACGCCAACAGGTCATGGGCGAATTGCTTGCACCACTGTCAAAAGATCGTGCAGCAGTTATGGTCCAAATGTTGGAATCAGTACAAACACCACGTCTACGTCAGGCTTTTGACAAGTACTTGCCGGCAGTACTAGATGCCAAGACCGAAGTTGCCCAAAAGACTGCTGCTAGCCGAGTTCAACTCAGCGAAGGCACAGAGAAAATCGAAATTACTGGCGATAAACCTGCTAAGCCAGCTCAGGATGTCAACAACATTGTTGAGATCAAGAGACTAGCGGGACTACGTTAACATTAAAGGAGATTACAAATGTCACGTATACTATTAGAAGGTCGCTGGAACGATACCAGGGAGGCCCTCCTAGAAGGACTCCAAGGCACCAAGCGTACCTCAATGTCTGTTATCCTTGAAAACACTCGCAAGAATCTACTTGAGAGTGCAACTGCTGGTAGCTCAAGTGCCGGCAACATCGCTACACTAAACCGTGTGATTCTTCCGATCATCCGTCGTGTTATGCCAACTGTTATCGCTAACGAAATCGTTGGTGTTCAGCCCATGACCGGCCCAGTTGCTCAGATTCACACACTACGTGTTCGTTATGCTGACACAGTAGTAGCTACAACAACTGCAGATGGTGCTACAGCTGGCGACGAGGCACTCAGCCCGTTCCGTATTGCTACAGCTTATTCCGGTAATGCTGCAACTAGCAAAGCTGACAGCACAGCTACACTAGAAGGTGCACCTGGTAAGCGTATCAATGTTCAACTCTTAAAGCAAGTTGTTGAAGCCAAGACACGTAAACTCAGCGCACGTTGGACTTTTGAAGCTGCTCAAGACGCACAGGCCATGCATGGTCTAGACGTTGAGGCAGAGATCATGGCAGCTCTTGCACAAGAGATCACTGTTGAGATCGATCAGGAGATCCTAGGTTCACTACGTAGCCTAGCTATCACTAGTGCTACATATGACCAAGCTGCTGTTAGCGGTACAGCTACATTCGTTGGTGACGAGCATGCTGCCCTAGCTGTTCTAATCAACCGTGTTGCTAACCAGATCGCTCAGCGCACACGTCGTGGTGCTGGTAACTGGGCCGTTGTTAGCCCAACAGCACTAACAATCCTACAGAGCGCAACAACTTCTGCTTTTGCTCGCACAACAGAAGGCACATTTGAAGCTCCAACAAACACCAAGTTCGTTGGTACACTCAACAGTGCAATGCGTATCTATGTTGACTCATATGCTGATGACAGCACTGCTGTTCTAGTTGGCTACAAAGGGTCAAGCGAAAGCGACGCTGCTGCGTTCTATTGCCCATATATCCCTCTAATGAGCTCTGGTGTTGTTCTTGATCCAGCAACATTCGAGCCAGTGGTCGGCTTTATGACTCGTTACGGATACATAGAATTGTCCAACACTGCTA